TCATCACGAATCTCACCAGTACCCGCATCATATACGAGTTTGTTACGATATCTACTCATAACATCACGCAGATATTGTTCTGCTTTCTGCTTAGGTAGATTACCAACATCAATGTAGAAAATTCTACGTTCTGGTGCTCTGGATAATCTGTAGATAACCAGAGAGTCTTCAATCATTCTAAGTTGATTGAGAGACTTGATTGCTTTGTGAAGATATGATAGAGTTGATCCCTTATTTCTATCTACTAGTCCAGAAGTGCAATATGCAATAGCATCTTTTGCAATTTTTACACCCTTGGCATCATTCATTCCACCAGCTGCCTGGTTTGGATACTGGAGTTTTGGTGTGTACATGAAGTATTCTTCTACTTCAGGGAACACATAATCCATTGGATCCTCAGTGTTCTTTCTAACTAGAACATTGGGATTGGTTTTATCTTTCTTAGTCTTACGAACATAACGCATCTTCATTGCGTCGATGTAACGTAATTCTTGAATACCTTCTTGAGGTTTTTTGAGATCAATTACCTTGTGGTAATATAGTCTCCCATCAATGTACCAATTCCTATAGATTTCGTGACACTTTTTATCAAAATCCAATAAATCTAGAATAGTTTTAAATTCTTCACGAATTTTTTTCTTAATACCATCACTGGCATTTAGATTTGATAATTCAATCTTTACAGGTGAATCATCAGAATCAGAAACAATTGCTTCGTTTACAATATCCTCGATTGCACTATCTACTTCAGGATGTAGAGACATTTCTCTATATCTTCTAAGTAGATCAAACTCTGTTCGATATACACCTTCAATATCAACGTAAGACCCAAAAAATCCTGTACTCAAATAATGGTCAACCCCGTCCTCATTATTTGGAGGAACGGGGGAGACGACTGACGGTGACTTTGGATCCGAATCTTCAATTGAAAATCCAAAAAGTCTGGACATAATTTAACTGCTAAGTTTTATCTATTTAGGTAGATATTACTTGAGGGTTCCAGGACCACCTGCCATTTCAAAGTACTGAACTTGGAATTCGACGGTGAATTCTTCAATGGTGTCTGAGGTGTCATAAGAAAGATCAATTGCAGAGACATTAGTTGGGAAAATGTCAATGAAATTGTAAGTTCTTAGAACGGTGCTATCACCACTTCCTGAAGAACCACCACCAGGACCAGCAGAATCAACCTTGTCACGAACTTTGGTTCCTTCAAGTCTGTCGGATCTACCAAGTTGATGAACAGTTGCATTCCTCATGTAAGAGGTTGGGTTAACTGCACCAGTTGCGTTATCAAGTTTGGAGAGTAAGTTCATCCATGCCTCGAAAGCATGTCTGATCTTGAAGTCTTCATCGTTGATGATCGTAACAGTCCAGGTATCGAAGGTGCGGTCTCCCGCAACCTTCAGTGTTCTACCTCTGAAAGGAATTTCAATTGCTGCAACGTTAGATGCAGGAAGTTGTGCTGATTTACAGAAGAATCTAAAATCAACTTTCTCTTCAGATCCCCAGAAGGACTTTACCTCTGCTGGGAAATCATCAAGCTGCACCTCAAAGATATTAGGTCTTGCACCACCACCTGCAAGCCTAGTCTTAAATGAGGAGAGATTTTTGAGTGTTGGATTGTTTGCCATTTTAGTTTAAGCTCCCTAATTAAATTTATAAAAAACGAATATCAAACTCTGCCAGCAACTTCCTCAAAGCTAACACCTGTGCGTGTTGCAACAAATGTTAGAGTGACGTAGTTGATTGACTTTGTAGGCTTGAGGAAAATGTCAGCCCTGAATTCATTGTTGTCAATGATGTCGGGAGTGTTATTGGATTCATCACAAACAACTAGGAATCCGTAGAGACCTCTCTTTGCTTGAACATCACGTAGGTATGGTTCAACAATGTTGATGAAGTTTGCTCTTGTGATCTCATCGTTAAGTTCAAAGAGTTGTGCATCACCAGCACTCTTGAGTGCTTGCTCGACTGTGAGGAACAGACGACGAACGTTGATTCTGTCGAATGCGGAGTTGTAACCGAGTGCGGTCTTATCACCAAAGAGGATAATTCCAGTTCCAGGAGAATTGATGATGGAGTTAATTCTCTTAGGATAGAGACGATCTCTTTGTGCCTTGGATGGGTTATATGCTAGTTTGACTGCATTATTGATAACACCTCTCTGCTGACCAGCAGGTGAGAACCAAGGATATGCTTCGATTGAAGTTCTTACACATAGACCAGCAACGTCTGCGTTACATGGGACGTAACGGAATCTGTTGTTGAATCTGTCATACATGTACTTGTATCCAGTATCAAAGATTGCATAAGAAGAAGATGAAATTGGTGCGAAGAACTCAAGTACGTTAGTTGTCTGAGTATTACTATCAGCAATGTCAACAACATCAGAACGATGTGGAGAAATTACTGCAACACAATCCTTTCTAAGTTCTGCGATAGAAATTAGTTCTTGTGCTTTTGCTTGTGACTCATACTTGGTTGAGCAACCTGGTCCCATGATTAGATAATCAACTGGGAATTCTTCATCATTTCTGAAGAGTCTGTATGAAGTAACAAGATCTCCAAGAGATGCCTTCATTCTCTGTGAACCAGAACCATAATCTTTACCACCTTTTAGTTGGTAGGTGATATTACCGCAAGATGAGAAAACAACATCTTGTGCTTTCTGTCCCCAAAGTCCATCAGAAGTGTTAAGTCCAACATTACCTTGTGCAACATCTTCGTTACCACTTGCATCAGAAACGTTGTCACCAACGTAAACATACTCGGAGAAGTCTGCAAGATACTGATGATAGTAGATCTTCTGTGGGGAGTTGACTGCAGAGACAGCATCTTCTGCCTTGGAAAGACCAACGTGCTTCTCAAGAACGTTTGCTTTAATTCCAGTTACAGTTCCGTAATCATCGATGACTGCAACATGCAGTTCGTCAAATCTACCACTTCTTTCATTGACGTAATTGCTGGTTCCAGGTTTTGGTGCAATCTGACTCCAGTAGATAATACCGTTATCTAGAGGAATGGTTTGTTGATCGTACCAATCTGTTCTTGCAGTAACAGTTCCAGCAGTACCTAGTTGAATTTGACCATTACTAGATCCAGCATCTGCTGTAGCAGGGAAAGATGCAGATTCAGAACCTTCTGCGTAATCAATGTTAGTTGTAACTCCAGAAACAGTTCTGGATACCACCTTAACTGTAATGGAAGTTCCATCAACCTCTGTGACAACACCATTTAGTGTTCCACCAGATAGTGATGAAGTTGAACCTCCAGAAACTAGAACTTCATTGTTGAATGTATAAGTAACACCACTACCAACAGAAATACCACTTGCATCTTGGACAGTTAGGATTTGGTCTCCTCTGTCGTCGATGAAAGCAACTTTTAGGTCATTTGCCCACTCACCAGGAGTTTTAGCAGCAAATGCATAACCTGCCACTTCATCTGCGTGGTTTAGGTTGTAGTCGTCGATGTTTTTAATTTTTAGGGATGCATCTCCAACAGATGAGGTTGTCTGGTCAGCAGCAATTGCTGCGTTAGCATTGACTAGATTAGTACCATCTGTTCTTACTACCTTTAGGACTCCTCCATAAGATAGGAAAGATGATGCTGACATCCAGTACTCATACTGACTATCTGTTGAAATTGGCTTACCGAAATTCTCGATAAGTCCTTGCTCAGTTGAAATATCAATTGGGTAATCGATTGGACCGATTGCAAATGGTGCAGCAATAGCACCAATATTATCTAAAACATTATCAGCTCTTCCAACAGTTAAGTCAACCTCTCGGATTAATACTCCAGGAGATAATTGAGGAGTCGCCATGTTTTTCTCCGTGTGTTCAGTTTATCTAAAAAATATTTATTAAAAAGCTACTTTTCATGTGGGAAACTGGACGTGAACTACCAATCTGGATATTCCCACAAGTTATCACTCTTTTTACTTTTCATAATTCTTTTTATCGTACATTCTTTACACTCATATGAGTATGACGATGCTACTGGTCCTCTATCTTTACGAGTTCTATAAAACTCTCCTACAAGATTTTTAGATTGACCACAAACTCTACACTCTCTTTCGTATAATAGCAGATGTCCTAATTTAATCTGCTCATCAAAATCCATCACTGATAGTCCCACATATATGACATGTCACCATATTCACCAATCGATGCATTTGACCAACGATCACCTTGTGCATCAACAAAACTAGTATCTTCTAAACCATCAGACATAAATCCAAATGGTGCCATATCTTGTTCGATTTGATTTTTCTGCTCCTCATATAATCTCTTACGAACATCCTGGTCAGTCAATTCTTTGAAGTAGTCCATTTGAACCAACCATGCATAGATGACAAGACACATTGCTAAGTCATCATTACAACCTTCTTCTGCCTCAAATGAATTGTGCTTTGAGATGAAGGTGGTCAGTTCAGCAATAATTTCATAGTCATTAAAAATTAGTTTATCTTCCTCAATCAAAGTTTTAAGGTTGAGTGATCCAACCTTCTTAACAGTCTTTGACATCTTGACACCAAGTTGTGTCTTCTTACCAGAAAATCCTTGACCAACAATCTGTCCTGCTCTACCTCTCATAGAACACATCAGAAGGTTTTGATACTCAAGATCATATTGCAGAATTGCTGCTACTTGATCTCCAATGTCATTTACTTCACATAGGATATATGCACTGTTATAATTCTTTGCTACCTCATAGATTACATTGGGAAACAGCATCGGTTTGATGTCATTGTTTCTATACTTTGCTACAACTCTATGAGGAAACTCTGTAATATCAACCACAACAAATGCAGAGTAGTCTTCTCCAACTCCTCTTGCAACGTCAACAGTCATCACATAATCATGATTCTCTAAAGCAGGTTGATATACGTCTAAACCTGCATTCTTATGCATTGGTGCATCATACACCAATGTTCTCAATTTACTTGGAGCAATAAGTGTATCAACGGATCCTAAGAACTCACACTCAAACTCAACCTTGAACTGTTGTTCTGAGGTGTTTGCAATCGTAGTTTCTTTCCACTTGGAATCTCTACCAGGAACTTCAGACCAGTGAACATCAGTATGAACATATTCATTCTTTCCTCTTTCTGCGTCATGCCACAGACGGTAGAAATGATTCATACCGTGTGGAGTAGAAACGATAATTACCTTCGTGCTTTTACCAGAAGTAATAGTAGGATAAACAGAGGCAAAGAACGAGTCAGCAACGTGATTCGGGACGAATGCGAACTCGTCGAGAAAGAGGATGTTGAACGACATACCTCGGACAGCACTTGCAGATGTAGAAGCTGCCAATATCTTACTGCCATTTTCTAATTCCAAACTACCTTTGTTCCAGGATATAATACCCTGCTGCATCCATCGTGGCAAGTTTTCATAAGCAGTCTGTAACCTATCGAGAAGTTCTCGGGCAGTTGCTGCTTTGTTTGCCAGGATGCCGATGTTTACACTGTCATTAAAGACTGCATAGTGAAGTAGATAAGACACACACGTTGTAGACTTACCAGTCTGTCGTGGCATCTTACAGATATTAAATCTGTTCTTATGAAATCTATTGACTAACTTCTCTTGGAAGTCATACATCTTGAATGGTTGGAGACCATGATCAAGAGTAACGATCTGAACGTAATTCTTTGCAAAATATACGGGATCTTCCTTACACTTAATAAACTCCTCAATCTGTTCTTTCGTGAACTCTTGAGGTGTATTTGCTTTTTTTAGATTAGGATTACCAAGATATACGTCACTCATAATAAAAAATTATCCTTGATATACAATTGATGTTGCGTAAACATCATTTGCGTCAGAATAAATTAGATCCGTTCTTTCTTTTTGGATAATAATAGGTTGTCTGTCGGCAATATGAATACTTCCAGTAGTAACACCAGCACCAGTTCTCACCTCAACAACACGATCGGATGTATGAGTGTGTTGAATCATTACATATTGAGCACCAACTCCAGCAATATTGGGGACACTAGTTCCACTTCCAGCATTTACTTGGGTGGACTCTCCTAAAAGTTTTACTACTTGCATATCAGCAATTCCAAGCTCTTAATGACTTATTTATTCTGCTATCTGGATCGTTAGCAGTCTTGGCAGAAGTGAGTTTTTTCTTCATACCTTTCATTCTTGCACAGAATGATGCTCTTCTCTTATTACCAACTTTCTTAGAAGGTGCTTTTAGATCAGAACCTGGGTTCTCTCTTTCATAGGACTTACGTCCTTTTTCGTTAAGACCACCAGACTCAGACTTACCTGCTTTCTTAGTCCAAGCAGCACCCTCAGAAACCTGAAGGAATTGCTCACCTGGTTTTACATCAGCAATTTCCATATATCTGACTCTACCACCAGGATAGACTTTCTGAACTTCAAGTTCAACTTCTTTTCTGGTAGGTCTCTTTGCTTGTGGGAAGAACATCTTGAGAGAATATCCTTTTCCTCTCCAAGTAACCATAACAAAGAAGATGTTACCAGTCTTTGCAGGAACTCTTACTGCTTCTTCAATCTC